CTTCCAGGGGCGGGGGGTTCTTCGCCGGTCTCGACCTCGACTTCGCCGCTGGCCGCTATGCGCTGAACAGCCCCTATTCGTCGTCGTTCCCGGCGGGATGGTCGTTCTCCCGCACTGGCGCAGGCACGGCGCTGACCTCTGCCGGTGCAGTGGTTTCCTTCGCCTCTGGCGTCCCGCGCATCACGGATCGCGGGCTGCTGGTGGAGGAGGCGAGGACGAACCTCTGCCCGCATTCAAACGATCTGACCAACGCGGTTTGGGCAAAGGCGGCATCGACGGCGACGCTTGTCGCGGGAGCCCCCGATGGGGGCAACGCAAGTCGCCTGACTGCAACGGGTCCGTTTGCGAACGCCGCGCAGGCGGCCTTTGCGGTGACTGCTGGGCAGGCATACACCTTTAGCGTTTACGCTCGCGACGTCACCCTCCCTTCGGTGTCACTGGTCTTTGAGGGGGGGGACCACGGCGGCAACTTCGTGACTTTCACTTATGTTTTTTCAACCGCAGCCGTATCAGGTGACGCAGGCGGCTTTACCAGTGTTGTTCGGTCTGCCTCTCCGCTTCAAAATGGCTGGGTCAGGCTTCAACTCAGCTTTACGGTTCCCGCCGGTGTTACGACACTTAGACCGCGCCTTTGGTTAGGGCCGTACGGTCCTGCTGACCAAAGCGGACTAGCTGCTGACTTTGGAAACCTCCAACTCGAACCCGGCTCCTTCGCCACCTCCCCCATAATCACGACCGGCGCGGCGGCGACGCGGGGGGTGGATGTGGCGTCGATTATCGTTCCAGCCGGTGTTTCGACTTACACCGCCACCTATGGCAGCGGTTTGACTAACACGGGGGGCGTGACGCCGGGGGCATCGTTCAGCCTCGTGACCGGCAGGCCGTGGCTCAACGGCCCCTTGCGGCGATTGGTGATGCAATGACCCGCGCCGCCCGCGTCGTCGGCTTTGCGCTGGCTTTCACGGTGTCGGGTCTGATCTGGTGGTGGGTGTTCTCGTTCCTTCCCTCTGGCGGATCGACATGGCGCGACCTGCCGCCCCAAAGGTTCCAAGGCAACACCGCCGCTGCGGTGGTCTTCACCGACGAGCGCACGGTCCAACGCATGTGTCCACACGTCCGCATGGCCGTCGGCTGTACAGTGGGCCGCACGATCTATGTCCCCAACCCCTGCCGCTGGGGTGACGCCTATGCGACCCTGCTTTGTCACGAGCTGGGTCATGTAAATTCGTGGCCAAGCCACCACCCGGAGTGAGGTAATGGCCGAAGAAGAGCTGCCGGGGGTCGTGCGTTGAGCGCTTCCCCCGGCTCGCCACCCTGAGCGCATGCCCCGCAAGGCCACAACGAAAGCGCCGGCCGAGCCGATGGTGTTCGAGCCGGACGGCGAGATCCTGACGCGGTTCCTGCTCGCATCTGGCGACGTCGACGTCATTCAGGGGCCGATCGGCTCGGGCAAGACGCGCACGGCGATCATGCGAATGCTGCGCCATGCGTCCGAGCAGCCCGTGTCGCGATCGGGCCTGCGCAAGAGCCGCTGGGCCGTGGTGCGTCAGACGTTCCCCGAGCTGAAGACTACGACGATCAACGCCTTCCTTGAGCTGTTCCCCGAGGGGCTGGAGGCGGATGGCGGCTTTGGCTCGATGAGTTGGTCGCCACCGTTCACCTACCACTTCCGCTACGGCGACATCGAGGCCGAGTTCATCTTCCTTGCCCTGGACAAGGAGGATGACGTCAAGAAGCTGCGCTCGCTTGAGGTCACGGGCGTGTACTTCAACGAACTGCAGTACACCGGCCTGCTGATGGTGACGGAGGCGCTGTCGCGTACCGGCCGCTTCCCGTCCGTGCGCGATGGCGGCTGCACATGGTCCGGCGTGATCGCCGACATGAACGCGCCCGAGGAGTTGCATTGGGTGCCGATCATGTTCGGCAAGGCACCCGTGCCGGACCACTTCACGCCCGATCAGGTGCGCCAGCACAAGCGCCCGCCGACGTGGAACCTGTACGTTCAGCCGCCCGCCCTGCTGGTGCTGGATGAGGAGCTGAAGCGCCACGGCCTTGAGCCGCTGAACCCCGGCGAGGATGTGGAGTACTGCGTCAACCCGCAGGCCGAGAACCTGAAGTGGCTGCGGCCGGGCTACTACGCGCAGAAGATCCACGGTGTCACGCGCCAGTGGATCGACGCCAACTGCCGGAACATCGCTGCCAGCCTGATGAAGGGCAGGGCGGTCCACCCGATGTTCCGCGCGGCGAACGAGCGCAACAGCCATGTGGCCGAGGCGGCGCTGAAGTTTACGCCAGACTTGGACCTGTATGTCGGGCTGGACTTCGGCCTGACGCCGGCCGCGATCTTCGGCCAGACGTTCCGCGGGCGCGTGCTGGTGCTGGCCGAGTTGTACGCCGAGGACGTGGGGGCCGTGACGTTCGCCCCCTTTGTCAAGGCGGAGCTGCTGCGCCGCTTCCCCGGCGCGGACCCGGCGCGTGTCAAGTTCTTCGGCGACCCCGGTGGCGACATACGCGGCCAGGCTGAGGAGCGGACGGCGTTCGACATCTTCCGCAAGAACGGCATGCCGGTGGTTCGCGCCCCCGGCGCCAACCGCTTCCTTGGGCGGGGCGGGCGTAAGGAGGTGGTCGACAACCTGCTGTCGCGTCAGGTCGATGGCTATCAGGCCCTGCTGGTCGACCCCAACTGCCGTATGCTCGTGGCCGGGCTCGGGGGCGGCTATCAGTTCAAGGTCACGAACAGCTCGGCCGGGCAGTTCGTGTCGGGCGACATCGTGAAGAACCAGTACAGCCATCCGTGCTTTGTCGCGGGAACGATGGTTGCGACGCCTGAGGGGGAACGGGCGATCGAGATGCTCCGTCCGGGGGACGAGGTGTTGACCCCGCAGGGGCGCCGGCGCGTAGTTGCCGCAATGAGCCGACCCGCGAACAGGCTTGTTCGCGTTATCCTGTCGAATGGTCGCTCACTGATCTGCACCCACGATCACCCGTTTGCGGTGGACGGAAATCGTTTTGTCCCCGCCGAGGCTCTGAGCTACAGTGATGCTCTGGTTTCCGAGGGGCAGGTATGGGACGACCCGCGAAATACCCTGTGCAAGAGTTTAACGGGCGAAGGTTCTACCGGCGCCCTGGGCCAGCGGGCTATTATCGCAGCGACCCGAAATATGGTGGCCGGTATATGCACCGCGTCGTGTGGGAACACTTCCACGGCCCCATTCCCGACGACCATCACATCCATCACATCGACGGCGACCCCGCGAACAACGCCATCGAAAATCTGGAAGCGATTCATTCGCGCGATCACGCCGTGCGCCACTGGCAAGAGGACGGGCCACATAGCTGCGCCTGTGAGGCTTGGTTGGCTACGATTCGCCCGATGGCCGCAAAAGCTCGGCAGCACCCTATCGTCCGACGAAAGCTGTCTGACGCGGCCAAAAAGGGCGCGACCCAGCGGGTCATGCTGGCTTACGTTTGTGAGCATTGCGGCGAGGAATATCGGGCGCTTTCCGGCTACCGCCATCGCTTCTGCTCGCGCGCTTGCAAACACTATGCGCGACTGGCCTCTGGTGTCGATAACGAAACTCGTCAGTGCGCAGGGTGCGGCTCTGACTTCACCGTCAACCGGTACGCCAGAGCGACTTACTGCTCTAAGAGCTGTGGCGGTCGAGCCGCTGCCTCCCAGCGAAACGCGGGCCGTCTATGACGTAGAGGTTGAGGTCGAGCACGTATTCTACGCGGAAGGCGCGCTCGTCTCCAACTGCGAGGCGTTCGGCTACATGCTGCTGGGCATGGGGGAGGGGGGCAACCTCCTGTTTGGCCACGAGCGGAATCGCGTCGTCGAGACGCGGACGCAGGCACGAGTGTTTGACCGCGGCCGCCAGCCGCTCAAGTTCCGTGGTCGCAGGTGAGCGGCTTTCCGGGGGTTTGGTACGCCGCCTTCTTTGACGGCGAGCGACGGCATTGGTGGTGGCGCCTGTGCCGCCCCGGCTTCAGGCATGTGCTGGCCTTCGGCTACTCGGCACAGGCCAGGGCGTGGATCATCTACGAGGTGACGCTGCTGCGGACGTATGTCTGCGCCATCGCGCCCGAGGTGTTTGACGCCTGGGTGGCCAGCCTGCCGCCCCACCGCACGATAGTTAGGCTCGACACGCCAGCCGACGCCGCGCCGGCTCACAGGCTCGGGTTCTGGTGCGTCCCGGCGGTCGCACACCTGCTGGGCATCCGCACCCGTGCGTTGCGACCGGAGGCCCTTTACCGCGACCTGATCGCTCATGGCGCGACGCCCGCGTTCACAGGCGAGACGGAATGAGGACGCCCCAAGCCCCGAAAGAAGACCCTGCGGTGACGCAGGCGCGCGAGCGCGAGCAGCTCCGCGCCGAAGCCACGCGCACCGAGGAGACGCAAGCCCTGCGCATGTCTGACACGCTGCGCCGCCTGCGCCGCTTTGGGCGCCTGCAGGGGGCTGCGGCCGCTGCCGGCGGCGGCGTTTCGATCGTCAGCCCCGTGGCTGGCGGCGTTGGCGGGGCGTCTGGCGGCGGTGGCGGGGCGTCTGGCGGCGTTGGCGAGTCGTTTGGCAGCGGTGGGTCGTTTCGCGGCGGCGGCATCTACGAGACGGCGTTCTACTGATGGCCGAGCAGATGGACATCCCCGCCCGGATCAAGCGGGCGCGTGCCGATCGCAGCCGTCATGCGGACTGGATCGACGAGACGCTGCGTCTCGCGCTGCCGACCTATCGCCGCATCAACGACTCGACGACGGCCGATGATCGCAACTTCGAGCAGGATGATCTGTTCGACACGACGCTGCAGACGACGGTCGAGGACTTTGCCTCGGACATGATCTCGACCTTCACGCCGCGGCACGACCGCTGGGTGCTGTTCGAGCCCGCAGAGGATCTGAGCGAGGGCGAGAAGGCGTACATTCGCCCGCAGCTCAAGATGATCGGTGACAAGGTGTTCGCCGAAATCGAGCGATCGAACTACTGGGAGGCGGCGCAGGAGTGCTTTGCCTTTTGGGCCGTGTCCGCCATGGGTGTCGCCGTCAGCGACATGGGGCCGCTTAACGCGCTGCACTTCCAGCCGATCGAGATTCCCGATCTGGTGATCGAGCGCGGGCCGGATGGCAGCATCCACGGCCGCTGGCGCGAGATGAAGCTGACCAAGGCCGAGCAGCGCGCGCTGTTCGGGGCCATGTTCCCGTCAGACTTCCCGCCTCCCGGTCGCGAGCGCGACGGCAAGCAGGCGGTGTTCGAGGGCTGCGATCGCGACTGGTCGACGCCCGGCGTGGAGCGTTGGCACTATCGCATCGTCGTCGCCGGCAAGGAGCGCGTGCGCCGCACTTACGATGGCGTCGGTTCCTGCCCGATCATCGTGTGCCCGTTCCGCCAGCAGTCGGACAGCGCCTGGGGGCCGGGGCCGGCACACAAGGCCACGCCGCTTGCGCGCGTGCTTGACGAGCTGTCGTACCTGAACCTGAAGGCGCTGCAGAAGGCTGTCGATCCGCCGTACTCTCACGAGGAGGACGGCACGTCGAACTACGAGGCTGGCATCGAGGCCGGGCGCTGGTACGCCCGCGCCCCCGGCTCAAGCGCCCCCGAGCCGCTGCTGGCCGAGATGCGCTTTGACGCCAGTTTCTTCCAAGCCGACCTGATGAGGCAGGCGATCAAGCGCGCCCTGTATCAGGACCGGCCCGAGCAGCCGGGGCAGACCCCCCCGACCGCGACCCAGTGGGCGGATGAACTGGCGTGGAACACGCGCCGGAAGGAACTGCCGCGCGATCGTTGCGTGCGCGAATGGGTGCTGCCCATCATCGAGCGCGTGGCCTGGATCATGGCGCAGCGGGGCGAAATCCCCGAGGTCAAGCTGAAAGGCGGGCGCGTCGTCAGCGTCAAGCCGGTGTCGCCGCTGTCGAAGGCCAAGGATCTTGAGGACATCAACCTGACCGGACAGGTGCTGGGGCTGGCCCAGTCGGTCGGGGCGACCAAGGCTCAGGGCATCCCGATCAACGTCATGGCTACGACCGAGAACCTGATCCGCACGGCGCGCGAGCGCCATATCGTGATGATGACCGATGAGGAGGTCGCGGCCGAAGCCGCCATGGCCGCTGCGGCGAATGGGGGGCTGGGTGTCGGGGCCGCGTAAGTTCACGAGCCTGCGCCAGAAGTCGGCCCCGGCCCGCGTGTCGCCCGAGGAACCGATCGAGGCGAAGATCAAGCGCGCCCTGCTGCTGGGCGACGGCCCTGCCGTGCTGGCGTGGCTGCAGGATGAAGCGTTCGCGCTGACGCCTGCTGGGTGCTCCGAGGCCATGCTTCGTGAGGCCGAGGGCGCCCGACGCCTGGTCGACAAGCTGATGAAGGTCGTTGAGTCCTAGCCCCGCCGCTGTGTGCGTTGAGAGCACGCTCAGCGCGCCGCACGGTCGCGGTCATGACGGATCAAGCCGCCACCCCTGTTGCCGAGACCGCTGTCCCGGTCACGCCGCCGACCAGCATCGTGTCGGCGCCCGAGCCCGCGCCCGCGGCTGAAGCCACCCCTGCCGCGCCCGTTCGCCCCGAGGGTCTGCCTGACGCCTACTGGGACGACGCCGCCGGCATCAAGCCCGAAGCCTACGCCAAGCTGGCTGAGATTGAGGCTGCTGCTGCCGATCGCCCGGCGAGCCCGGTCGACTACAAGCTGGATCTTCCCGAACCGGTGCTGGGGCCGAACGGTCAGCCGGTTCAGTTCGACGCGAACGATCCGCTGGCGCAGGCCGTGCTGCCGGCGCTTCATGAGGCGGGCGTCAGTCAGGCTGGCCTGTCCAAGATTCTCGCCGCCTTCGCTCATGTCGAGGTCGAAGGCGCCAAGGCCCAGGCCCAGTTCATCGCCGCCGAGCAGGCCAAACTGGGCGCGGAGCACGCCAAGCGCACTGGCGCGGTGTTCCAGACTGTTTCGGCCAAGATCGGCGCCGAGAAGGCGCAAGCCCTCATGAACGTGCTCGGCACGGCCGACGCCTTCGTTGCCCTTGAGGCCCTGACTCAGGGCCTGACCGGCCCGGCGATTTCCGCCGCCCCTCCCTCCGATCCCGGCGCGGCCTTCGAGGGCCTGACCGGAGCCGACGCCCTCGCCGCCATCCGCGCCCGCAAGGCCGCCTAGAAGGACCGACTGAACCATGCCCGCCATCAATCTCGTCGAATACTCCAAGACCCTGCAGGCCGGCACTGTCGAGCGCGCGGTCGTCGAGCTGTATGCGCAGTCGTCCGACCTGCTCGCGGCAATTCCGTTCAAGACCACGGGCGGCGCCTACCAGTACAATCTTGAAAGCACCCTGCCGGGCATCGCCTACCGCGGCGTGAACGAAAGCTACACCCCGGACACCTCGATCGAGAACCCGCAGGTTGAGCAGGTCTTCATCGCGGGCGGTGAGGCCGACGTCGACAACTTCCTGCTGGCCCTCGACCCGGCGCGCCGTGCCCGCGAGGAGAGCCGCAAGATCAAGTCGATGGCGCGCGCCGTCACCAATGCTTTCCTGACCGGCGACAACTCGACTAATCCGAAGTCGCCGGACGGTCTGCAGCGCCGCCTCACTGGCCGTACCGTGATCGCCAACTCGAACACTTCGGGCGGCGCGGCGCTGTCGCTGGCCGCGCTGGACGAGGCGATCGCGAACACGGTCGATGCGACCCACATCCTCCTGCCGTTCGCGCTGCGCACCAAGTTCGGCGCGGTCATGCGGAACCCGACTCTGTCCGGCAACCTGAACCTGACCAAGGATGACTTCGGTCGCGAGGTCATGAACTACAACGGTCTGCCGTTCCTGGTCGGTTACGAAACCGGCCCGGACACCGCGCTGCTGCCGTTCACCGAAACCGGCGCCGGCGGCGGCACCGCCCAGTGCTCGTCGATCTACGTCCTCTCGCTGAAGGAGGGCATGGTCTGCGGCATTCAGGTGCAGCCGATGACCGTCCGCGATCTCGGCGAAATGCAGGACGAGCCGAAGCACCGCACCCGCGTCGAGTGGTACAACGGGTTCTGCATCGAGAACCCCTATGCCGCCACTCGCCTCACTTCCATCACCAACGCCGCGATCGTGGCTTAAGGGGAACCAGAGATGGCTGTCGCCTCGCAAATTCGCTCCTACACCTACGACGCCGATCTGGCCCTGAAGGACGCCGGTCTGGTCGCGGCTGACGCCGCGGCCACGGTCGGCGGCAGCGCCCGAAGAATCAACGTCGGCGATGCCGTCTTCAAGGGCGTGGCCGTCATCGACGTTACCGCCATCGAGGTAGCGTCGAACGATGAGTTCTACCGCATCATCGTGCAGGGCTCGACGTCGCCCACGTTCGCGTCTGACATCGAGAATCTGGCCGAAATCACTCTGGCCGCTGCGGCTGTGCGCCCCGGCGGCGCCAAGGTCTCGACCACGGGCCGCTATGAGCTGTTCTTCGTGAACGAGCAGGACGGCATCGTGTACCCGCACATCCGCCTGTTCACCGATGTTGGCGGCACTATCGCCACCGGCATCAACTATAGCGCCTTCATCGGCCGCGATCGCCTGACTCACGCGTAAGGTGATCTCCCATGCAGGTTGATAAGTTTGGCATGACGGTCCTGGTCGATCGCGAGACTGGCCAGGATCACATCTGCACCGCCGTGTCGGCGCGTGAGATTCTTCGCAACGCCAGCCCGGCGAGCGACAAGGACCCGCGCTACGTCGTCAAGCCCGACTGGGACGGCGTGCTGGCCAAGGACGCCAAGGTCGTCAAGGCTGAGGCCCGCAAGGCCGCCGAGGAGGCCGCGAAGGCCGAGGCCGAGCGCAAGGCCGCTGAGGAAGCTGCGGCGCTGCAGGCCAAGGTTGACGCCGAGATCGAGAAGCGCAAGCGAGCCGGCAAGCTCTAACTCCCTAGCTATTCCGTGCCAGACTGGCCCCGCTTCGGCGGGGCCTTTTTCTTGTGCGTCGCCCTCAACGCACAACCGCGCCAACGTCGCGGCATGACCGTTTATGCCAACGAGATCGAAGTGGTGCAGGCTGCGCTGCATCGCATGGGCGAAGAGTCGATCTCGTCGCTCGATGACAACTCGACCGCCGCCAAGGTGGCGCAATCGAACTATGAGGGCATCATCCGGGGCTACCTGACCCGACATGCCTGGACCTTTGCCAAGCGCACGCTTCCCCTGACCTATCAGGGCGTCGTTGATCTCGGGCCTTGGGAGTTCGCCTATGTGATCCCGACCGAGGCCCTGAACGTGCGCTGGGTGCAGCGCGCTGGCGGCGGCAAGTTGCGCTCGGCGGACTACGCCATTGAGGGCGGACGTGTGCTGACACGCGCGGACGGCACCCTGCAGATCGTCGCCACCACGCGCGTCAACGAGAGCGACTGGCCGGCTGATTTCGCCGAGGCGGTCGTCGTACGCCTGCAGGGGCTGTTCATCGAGGCGCTGGCCGACAAGCCGCAGGATGCTCGCCTCAAGATCCGAGACGCTGAAGGGCTGATGCGCGAGTGCATCACGCGCGACAAGCGCCAAGAGCCGGGCGCAGTCGTCGAGTTTGTTCCGCTGGTTGAGGCGTGGCGATCTCGCGGGCGCCGAGCCGCGCGGGCCGAACTGAATGGCTAGGCGCTACATCTTCGCGAACAGCATGTCGTCGGGGGAGGTCGCTCCCGAGTACGTCATGCGCACCGACCTGCAGCTTCGTGGCGAGGCCGCGCAGACGCTGCGCAACTGCCTGCTCATGGCTGGCGGCGGCTTTCGTCGCCGGCCCGGCACTGACTTTCTGGCCAGCCTCACCAGCGACGCCCGCCTTGAGACGATCGGCACGGGCGAGGATGACGCCCTGATCTTGGTGTTCGCGAATCAGCGGTTCGAGGCGCGCAATCTAAACGGCACGCTCGTGCAGGCTATCACTACCAGCGTGCCGTGGACCGCTGCGGATGTGGCCACCATGCAGGTCGCCGTGGAAGATGACCGCGTGGTTGTTGTGTCGTCTGCCTTTGCGCCGCGCATCCTGACCCGCGCGGCGAACGGCACATGGTCGATTGACGTGTTCGCCTTCGCCGCAGGCATCAACGGCGCTTTGCTACAGCCGTACTACCGTTTCGCGCCGCCGGGCGTGAGCCTGTCTGTTAGCGCCTACTCTGGCACGGGCGTGAGCCTGACCACCAACGCGTCGTTCTTCGAGGCCGGGCACGTCGGGGCGCGCATTCGCTACACTGGCGTCGAAATCCAGATCACGTCCGTGACCAACGCGACAACTGCGGTCGGAAACGTGATCGGTTCGCTGTACCCGACCGTCGTGCTGACCATGGACACGACCAACGGCTTCCTTGTGGGCCAGGTCGTCAGCGGTGAGGATACTCAGGCCGAGGGGGTTGTGGTCAGCGTTGACAGCGGCACCCAACTGACTGTGCAGAACATTAGCGGCTACAGCTCGTTTGACGACAGCGAGAAGCTGGTCGGGCCGACCGGGAAGTCCCAACTGAGCGCGCGTGTGTCGGCCATGACCCCGGCCGCGACGGTCGAGTGGGACGAGCAGCTAATCAGTGCCGTCCGCGGCTACCCGACCGTCTGCGCCTTCCATCGCAACCGGATCCTGTTCGGCGGCTTCGCGCAAGCGCAGAACGTGATGGCGGCGTCTTCGGTCGAGGACATCACCGACTTCGACGTCGGCACCGGCCTTGATGGCGACGCGATCGTTGAGAGCGTCACCCGCGACACGAGCCTGGGCCTGCGCCACTTCGGCTCGACCGAGCAGCTTCTGATCCTGTCAGAGGCCGGGCCGTACTACGTTCCCGAGCAGGTGGCGGCCCCGCTGTCGCCGACCAACTACGAGGTTCTGAAGATTGGCCCGGAGGCTGCGGCAGATCCGGCGCCCGTGCTTGTCGCCGAGGGGCTGGCGTTTGCTGAGCGCAAGTCTGGCCGCGTTATGGTGGCGGTACCGACCGGGAACGTGCGCCGCTCATGGGAGATCGCGGACCTGTCTGAGCTGGCGTTTCACCTGATGGGCACGCCGAAAGAGATGGAGCTGTGGCCGGCTGGCACGGACAGCGACCGGCAACTGCTTGTGCTGCGCAGCGATGGCAAGATCGCCGTCATGTCCTATCGGCGCGGTCAGAACGTAACCGGCTGGGGCCTGTGGGACACGGACGGCGAATGGCGCTCGCTGGTCGTCGCAAACGGCGACCTGTATTGCGTCGCCCGCCGCACGATTGCTGGCGTGACGCGACACTGGCTGGAAAAGTTTTCCCTCGCTGCGTGGGGCGACGCGATGGTCGATCTGGATGACCCGGAGGACACCGCGGCCATCTATGGCGAGCACGAGGTCGGCGTGTGGGATGGCGACTCGTGGCTGGGCGATTACGAGATGACCGAGCCCGGCGTACTCATTGGCATGGACCCTGAGTATGGCGCCCTGCGCGTCGGACTGGACTTCACCCTGACGGCCCGCCCCGTGCCGCCGATCGACCCTGAGCGTGGTGTGCGCGATCGCCTGAAGATCACCCGCGTCGACGTCGAGGTGATCGACAGCACGGGGTTCCGGGTCGATGGCGAGGACGCGGCTGGGTGGAACGCGGACATCGGCGGGTCGGTCAAGTCCAGCGGCGTGCGTCGCTATCGGCCGATGGGGCGCGGAAGGGACAAGACGATCACTCTGGAACAACTGCATGGCGGGCCGCTGAAGGTCCGCGCGATCACGATGGAGGTCACGAGCTAATGGCCAGCGATCTTCTTTCCGCCGGCGCCACGATCATGAGCGGCCGGGCGCAGGCGCGTCAGGCTGTGACCGAGGCCGCGCTTGCC